CTCCATCCACTGTCCAACAGAATAAGTAAGATACTCATCGACCTTTTCTGCAAGGTCTTTCTTGACTGAATCAATTTCTTCTTCGAGGACTTTAGCGTATTCCTCGTGCATACGGTCTAGCTCTTCGTTTAAACGAGAGACTACAGCAGCTTCAAAGATTGTTTTTGCTTTATCTTTGAATTCCTCACTGAGGTTTTCACCTTCGGTAAGTGCAGCAACGTCAGCAGAAAGGTCAACTTCAATGACTGCTCTTTCTTCTGATTCGTCTTCAGCAATAACCTCACCTTCTGGCTCGTGTCCTGCTTTTACATCGCCCTTGTCACTAAATGTTGCTGTTGCAGATGATGCATCAGATGGTTTAGTTGTAGGTGCAGCAGCATTACCACCCGCAACAGTTTTCATTTTGTTGCTGTCGTCGTCTGGTTTGCTGTTGAAAGGTGTAGGTCCGCCTAGGTCTTGGATGCCCGCAAGACTACTACCGTCAGCACCCAGCTTGGGCATCGGTTCGCCTGGCTTGGCATTTGCGGTTACACTCGATTCATCTAGAGTTTTGTTCTCTGTTGACATTGTAGTCTCCGAAATCTGTAATTGTAAGCTATATGCTATATTTATTTATCATTAGAAAGATTTCAGTAGCTGTTGAAACGCGGAAAGTTTAATTTCTTCCATCTGATTTCGCGCAGCATTGTTAATTCTTCCTTTGATTTGGTCTATTGTTTGCTCGTGTATAGCACCACCTGCATAGACCCACTCTCTTCCTTCCATAATTCCATTCACAAAAGCGTCTGGAGCTGAAGGGTCTGCAACTATATCAGCTGCAGTAGCGAGCATGAAGTCGTCAGCAACGATTTTTAAACCGTTTTCTTCCTTGATTGACCCCAATCCTCTTGAGGATACACCAAGTTTTACTCCTTCATCTAAGAGACTCTTAGCAATGTTACCCATGGGTGTGTCTAAGATTCTCGCTTTTCCTACAAAATTATTACCTTCTTGCTTAAGAGAAGTAATCAAATGTGAAACGCGGTCAAGATTGATAGTAGGACCATCAGGATGACCTAACTCACCAAGTGAGCGTCCCTTCTTAATGTAAGACTCATTGTATTTATCCACTTCTCTCTGGAGAGTTTGGACAGGATACATGCGTCCGTTACGATTTTTGATTGCTCCTTGTAGAAATACACCCTCAATAAAGTGTGACTTTCTGCCACCTTTACCTTCTGTGATTACTACTTTGCAAGTTTCAATCTCTTCCCGAATCAGTTTCATCTGGAGTTTCCTCTGGTGTTTGTGCAACAGGCTCGTCTGCGGGTTGCTCTGTATTCTCAGGACCTTCCTCCTGAGGAGCAAACATCACTTTGCCGATTTCCTGTTTTTTGTTGTCCACAGCTGTAACAGCAGCAGCATTCATACCAGTTGCAACGTAATCCGAGAGGTCTTTTTGACCCGCGAATAGCGCATTAACTATATCTTGAGCGGCTTGTGTTGGCATAATGTTATAGTATCGTAATAATTATTTATATATCTCCCTTTTTGTAGTCCGCAGGCTTGATACCTTGCTCCGCAGGGTCGGGAGGCTCAGGTTGTAAACTCATTGCCATCTGCTCATGCTCCATAGCGGGCATTGCCAATGGGTCAATGGACTTACCTTCCTTAATTTCTGCTTCCATCTGCTTATCCATTTCTTGAAATAGTGCTTCTGGTTGCTTCAATACTTGCTTGCGTAAGTACTCTAAGGAGAAGTAGCGACCTACAAATGGGTCCATCTGCTGCAGTAATGCCATACGAGCATTCTGTATTTCTTGCTCTTTTAATTCAGAGAAGTAATTATCAGCGATGAAATCATACTGAATATGCTCCTTCATCTCGTCCCACTCTTCAAGAGTAAAGATACCCTTCAAGACGACTTGAGTTCTTAGGAGGTCATTGAATAAATCAGAGAATCTTTTGCGTAACCTAACTACAAATTTCTGGAATTTTACTTCGTCTCTTGTAATCTCGGCACTTCTTCCAACATTAAATGCGGAATCAGATTCTAACCGTGACTCAGGTACGTTGAGTGAGCGGTAGAGTTTCTTCTGGAAGTACTTGACATCCTCAAGTTCTCCAAGATTTTGTCCACCTGGGAGAGTAGAGATTTCCGTGCCTCTTCCCCCTTCTCTTCTGGGTAACCAGAAGTCTTCGAGCATTGACATGAATTTTTTGTCATCTCTTATCTCTCCTGTGTCAGCGTTGTATACTAATTTATTTCTATAGCGAGCCATAACCTCACGGAGGTATTGCTCTGCCTTTTGTTTAGGTAAATTACCTACATCAATGTAGAAAATCCTACGCTCAGGGGCGCGGGACAATCTATATATCACCAAACTATCCTCAATCATACGAAGTTGATTAAGAGCTTTGATAGCTTTGTGTAGATGTGACAACACATAGTTGCGTTGCATATCCATTTGCCCTGAGTGACAGAAGCAAATAGCATCAGTTGCAATCTTTATACCTTGATTTTCATATCCGCGTAATCCCTTTGGACTGTATATAAAATACTCAACTGCTTTAGGTATGAGCGCATTTACCTGTGGGTCTACAGGAGATATACGGTCTTTTGGTTTATCGTATTCGATTACTTTTTTAATCTTACGAGGGTCAATATACCTTAACTCAGTAATACCTTTCTTAGGATCGTCTGGGTCTATCATCTTATGATAAAAAAGACGACCATCGATATACCATCTACGGAAAATATCGTATGCTCGTCTGTCAAAGTCTAGTAAAGACAATATATTTTCAAACTCCTCACGAAGTCTATTCTTTACGCTTTGTGAAACTGGTAAGTTAGATAACTCTATGTCTACTGGGTGGTCATCTAGGTCACCCGCGATTGCCTCGTTGGTGATATCGCTGATTGCTGCATCAGCTTCTGGGTGAAGAGACATTTCACGGTATCTACCAATGAGGTCTACTTCGTTAGACTTATTCGCGGAGTCACCTAAGTCAACGTACTGCCCAAAGTAACCACCCGCTACTATGGGTTGCGCTGCATCATCACTATCTTTATGCACAAAAGAAGGACCCTTTTGGGATTCCTTCTTTTTGCGCTCAAGCGAATAACCAAATAATTGTGACATTCAACCGTCCCGCTTTCTTTACTATTTTATTTATTATACCACAAAACTGGTATAAATCAATTCCTTACTGGAATCTCTCTCCGATACCTAAGTTTACACTACCAAACTGCTGCTTACCGTTACCTAAGTTAGACTCGTTATTAGCGTAAGTCCAGTATTGTACTTGGAATTCAACTGTATACTCCTCAGGAGTATCGTTACTATCCCATGCTAAGTCAATAGCAGAGATGTTGCTAGGCCAAATACCTTGGAAGTCGTAAGACCTTACTGGTCTACCCTGTCTATCAAACTGCTTAACTACAGCGTTTGCTTGGTATTTGTCAGGAGCAGTTGCGCCTTGTAAGTTTTGTTGTAATGCTTGAATCTGTGTAGACCATGCTTCAAACTTAGAGCGAAGTGCAAATCCCGCGTCGTTAAGGACTGTAATTGTCCATGGCTCGAATGTGCGGTCTCCTGCAATCTTTAGCACACGACCTCTATAAGGGACGTCGATAACACCAACAGTTGATGCAGGAATGTTTGCTGCTTTTGCAAGCACAGTTGTGATACCAGCTGCAGCAGGGTTGGAAACACTGCTAGCTCCATCAAGATTCTCTTGCTGAGTCTTGATTGTACCAGCGTTACCACCAGAATTCACACCTTCCGCAAGTATTTGTGGGAAACCCATTTCGATGTGAAACAGATTGGGGCGTGCTAAATCACCGATTTTGTCTCTGAAATCGGTGATGGGTAAATTGACGTAATTACTAGACATTTTTAAAAGTTACCTCTAATTAGTTAACGATTTCAGCGAAACTAGCACCAGTCCTAGTTGCGGTGAATGTAAGTGTGATGAAGTTAATTGACCTTGTTGGCTTAACGAAGATTTCAGCGAAGAATTCACCTCTATCTATAGCCTCAGGTGGGTTGTTTGTGCCATCGCAGACTACTAAGAAGTCTACAACACCGCGTCTTGACTGGACTGAGCGGAGGAATGGCTCAACAATGTTTTTGAATTGTTGACGAGTAAACTCATCATTTAATTCAAAGAGTTGATTCTTAGCTGCCTCTGCGATTGCTTCCTCAATCACAAGGAATAGACGTCTGACGTTGATTCTATCAAAGGCAGATGTGTATCCAAGTGCAGTCTTGTCTCCGAAGAGGACAATACCTTCGCCTGGGAATGCTACGATTGGGTTAACCCTTGCAGCATATAGTCTATCTCTGTGGTCTTTTAGAGGAGAGTAAGCAAGTTTGATTGCGTTAAGAATGTTTCCTCTGTTGAATCCTGCAGGAGAGAACCATGGCTCTTGGTTAAGAGTTGTGCTTAACACAAGTCCTGCCATATCTCCGTTGCAAGGAATGTAACGATATACATCGTTATACTTATCGTAGATATACTTGTAGTTATTATCAAATACCGCATAAGAGGAAGATGATAATGCATCGAAGTAATCAATAGTCTTAGTAACGATGTCGTTTGTGCTTGGTTGTCCTATAACATCACCTCTGAATGGAGAGATGAATGCCATACAATCTTTTCTTGAAGATGCAATCGAGATAATGTGCTGTGCCTTAGCGATTGTATCTGACTGAGAAGACATGCTAGACCCCATAAGGATGTAGTCAATGTCAATAGTCTCAGCATCATTGAATAGTGTATATGCAGAAAGTGTTTCTGGACGTGCGATAGAGTAACCATCGACTCCACCCTGTAATGCATATCTAATAGTTGACTGATGCTTTGTGCCAAGTAAAGGTTTTGCAAGAGGGTTAGTGCCTGTTGGGTCATCTAAATCATTGATTGATGTAGAAGACTTGATAAGGTCAAACTCTCTGTTAATACCTGATAATCCGAAACCGCCAGATGCGTTAGGGTCTTTATCGTAGATATCACCTGTCTCGTGACTACCCCAGAAAAGGTATTGAGACCTTGCTTTGATTACATCTTTATAGTAGATGTTGTCACCTTGAGGTGACTTAGCGTCGGATGCTTTAGATACGTCTGTAAATTTCTCAACAACTGAGCCAGGTGTGCCTGTTAACAATCCGTCTCCGTCAATGACCAAGATGTGCATCAAGTCATTGTGTCCTCCTCTTTCTTCTACCCATGCAGAAGTTGTAGGACGTGGAGCAATGTTTGTCCACATTGTGTTAAGACCGTAACTACGTGTTAAGTAGTCAGACTCAACGTTAGCGATAGAGATTGTTGCAGCGTTTTTGTCAACAACAGTCTGGTTTGGTTGGAAGAGAGGTGATTGTGGAAGAAGTGAAACACGTAACTGACGTGAAACGCTTGATACAACTGCGCTGTCTCCTGTAGCAGAGCCAGGTGAGCCAGAGTTATTTGCTAACTCAGTGATTGTATCACCAATTTCGATGATGTCTGATGCAGTGTCATCGATGGTTAACTCTAACTTACGAGTCTCA